TTCTCGGCGTCCGGCTTGGCCGCGCAGGACATCACGGGCGCGACGAGGACGGCGCCGTGGGAGATCGGAGCCTATAACGGTTACGGCGCTGCTCCGACGACGGCGCCGACGGTCGTCGTCAAGAGCATCGGAAGCGGACCTGGCAGGGACTACGCTACGCTTGCGGCGTGGGAAGCGGCGACGCGGTTGCACCTCGTCGCGCTGAACGAGAAGCACGTCGGCGAAGTTTATTCGGACTCGACCTTCACGCTGACGACATCATTAGTGCCAAGCGGTGCCGTGACTGATGCATCGCGCAATCGGACTCTCCGCGCGGCAGCCGGTCATCGTTATGATCCGATCACGGACACAGGAGTCCTGATCGCGACGAGCACGGTGACGGGAGCCATCGTGATCGGTGAGGACTACTTCAAGCTGGAGGGCGTAGGCGTCGAGGTCACGACGGCGGGCACGAGCGATGCAACGTGCGTCTCCGTCGGCGTCAACACGACGGGCGTCGTCGTCGACGGCGTGTTCGGCTCGCTGCCCAACGGCACGGCCGGGAACCGCCGCGTGTTCCAGGCGCTCGGGGAATCTGCTCGCGTGCGCAACTGCATCGCTGTCGGCAACGACAACAGCAACGGCGCCGACGTCGGGTTCTATGCGACTGGCGCGGGCACCAAGGTGCAGAACTGCGTCGCCTCGCGCATCAGGCGAGGAGCGTCTGGAACAGCATTCAGCGATGGCGGGTCAGGAGCGGCTAGGTTCACGAACTGCGCGAGCGGACAAGCGGACATCGGGTTCAATGTGACGGATGGGTTCTGCGACCACTGTGCGAGCGTAGACGGTACAGCGCAAGGAGTCGGGAGCCTCGCCAATCTCACGCTTGCAGACCTGTGGGTCGATCACGCGGCAAACGATTTCAGGCTCTCGTCCGGCAGCCCGCTAATCAACGCCGGCGTGCGGATCGCGTCCGAGTTCACGACTGACTTCGCCGGAGACGTGCGCAGCTCGTCTTGGGAGGTCGGAGCATACGATGACTACCTCGTGCCGGCAGAGTTCTCGAACACTCTTCGCGCGGCGACGCAGCGTCTATGCTCATGTTGGCTCGTGGAGCGGCGCGACGGCGCGACGATCGCCGTCACCGATAACTCGACGACTGTGATGCACCGAGGGCTGACGTTCCTGCCGGAGTCTGCCGTCGGAGTCAGCGCCAGGCGCAAGGAGGTCTCGCTGCGCGAGCACAATGTCGAGGTCCGAGGCGCCGTGTCATCGGCTGCCTTCTCGCACGAAGACCTCTTGGCCGGCAGGTTCCGCGGCGCGCGCGTCACGGAGTATGTCGTCGACCCGCTGTACCCGTTCCTCGCCGCGCGCCAGACGAATGTGCACCTAGTCCAGGACGTGCAGTTCGACGGCGAGCGCTGGGTCGCGCAGCTCGCCGGCGTGGCCTCGCGTCTCAGAGCGCCGGTCGGTCGACTCTATTCGCGGGGCTGTCGCCACGTGCTGGGCGACTCGGGCTGTACCATCGACCTGACATCTTTCACTCAGTTCGACGTCGCTGTCACGAGCATCGTCGTCGGAGCCGAGCGACTGGAGTTCGCGGCGTCATCGCTCCCCGCGCAATCCGGCGACCAGTACGCCGATGACTGGTACGCTCAGGGCGTGTTGACGTGGAAGACGGGCGCCAATGCTGGGCTCGCGTGCGACGTGCGGGCCTATATCGCATCGTCGCGGACGCTGAAGCTGTTCCTGCGGCTGCCGGCAGAGATCCAGGTCGGCGACGAGTTCGACGTGTCGGCCGGATGTAACTGGACGTTCGATACGTGCAAGACGAAGTTCTCGAACGGGATCAACTTCGGCGGGTTCCCGCACATCCCTGGCACCGATAAAGCGCTCCAATCTCCTCAGCAATGAACACGTACCAGGTTCATCACGAGGACATCGTAGAAAAGGCGACTCGCATGGTCGGAACGCCGTTCGTTCACCAAGGACGGCTGCCTGGCGTCGGAGTCGACTGCATCGGGCTCCTCGTGTGCGCCGCGCGCGAGGCTGGGCTCGACGTCGGCGATCGTGCGAGTTATGGGCGCCAGCCGAACCCGCGCGCTCTCATGGCCGAGCTAGACCGTGTGGCGACGAGGCTATCTAGACCTATCGATGCGCGCGCTCTCGGGAGAGACGACGGCGCGACGGCATTCGCGCGACGCGGCGCTGTGCTCGTGTTTTGGAGGGTGCGCACGAGCCTCCCGCGCCACGTCGGCGTGTGCGACGGCGAGTTCGTCGTGCACACGTGGCAGGAGATCGGTCGAGTCGTCCGGCATCGCATCGATGGCAGCGAGTGGTCTGGATGCCTTCACTCTGTCTGGTGGCTGAAAGGAGTCGCATAGTGGCGACGATAGCTTTCGCTGCTGCTGGAAGTTGGGTCGCTGGCGCGTGGACCGCCGGAATCGGTTGGGGCTCGACCGTGCTGCTCTCGTCGCAGGCGATCGGAGCGACGATCGGCGCGTACGTCGACTCCAGGTATATCCTGCCGCAACTGTTCCCGCCGCCAGACCAGAAGGGACAGCGGCTGAACGACTTCAGGTTCCAGGGCTCGGACGAGGGACACCCGACCTCTCGCGTGCTCGGCCGCACGGTGCGCGTCCCCGGCACGCTGATCTACGTCTCCGACCTGATCGAGAGCGAGAACACTACGTCGCAAAACGGCAAAGGGGGGAGCGGCGGCAGCTTCACGGAGTTCACGTACAGCGCGCACATCGCCGTGGCGATCTGCGTCGGACAGATCGCATCGCTAAAACGTGTGTGGGCTAACGGCAAGGTCGTGTGGGACGCGAGCCCTGACATCGACGTGACGTCGACACTGTTCAACGGAACAGCGACGCAGTCGAGCTACCTGCTGCTCGGCGTGACGCAGTACATCTACTACCTGCGCATCGATTCGCCGATCGGCGGCCCCGACCTCGGCGACTTCAAGGTCGGCAAAATCGTCACGATCAGCGACCCAAACTCGCCTACATGGAATAACGCGGGGAGCTGGATGGTCGTCGACAGGAAGCGCAAGTCAGACGGTTCGTCGTGGGTCAAGGTCGAGCGCCGCAGCATCGACGGTTACGTGGCGTTCAGCAACTTCGCCGCAAGCTCGCGCACGGTTCGCCTCGTGCAGCAGCAGCCTGTGTTCTCGCAGAAGACGGCCGACCTCTTCACGCTGTACGACGGGAGCCCGACGCAGGGCGTGGACGCCTTCTTCGAGGCCCTCGTCGGAACCGGCGAGTGGCCAGCATATCGAGGGACGGCATGGCTTGCGATTCGCAACATGCACCTCTTCGACTACGGGAACACGCCGCCGCAGTTCAACTTCGAGGTCGAGCCGTCGCCCACGGCGACGTTCGCCGACGCTCTCTCGGCGCTCGCGCGAGACGGTGGATTCTCGGACGACGAGATCGACGTGTCCGCGTTCTCGAACGACGCGCTGCTCGGGTACGAGGTGCGAGGACCCCAGCCTCCGGCGACGTCGATCGCTCCGCTGCTGATCGCTGTCGAGGCCATGACGTACGAAGACGCCGGCCGCCTCGTGTTCTTCAAACGATCGAGCCCCGCGTCGCTGGCGCTCGATCCTGCGCTGCTCGCGGCCCACGCCGCTGGCGAGGATGCGCCGAGGCTCGTCGAGCAGTCCGACGTCGCCGAAGAGAGCTTGCCGTCAGACCTCACGCTGAAGTACGTCGACCCCGACAGGGACGAGCAGACGGGGACGCAGACGGACCGCAGGCCGAGCGCAATGCGCAAGGTTGAGCAGACGATCGACTTGCCCGTGTCGCTCACGTCCGCTCGGGCTCGGGAGCTGTCGTCGCGGCTGCTCTGGACAGCCGTTGCATCGTCGACGCGGCTCCGAATCACGCTTCCACCGTCGATGCTGGGGGCCGTGCGTGAAGGGATGCTCCTCACGTTCGCAGCCGACGGCGAGGACTGGACGATGATGGTCGAGCGCGTCGACCGCGGCGATGGATACGTGCTCGACGTGAGTGGCTTCCAAGAACAGCCGCACCTCCTCGCGCTCGCGCCCGACCCCGAGGCTCCGCCGGCGACGCCCGGCTCGCTCGGTTCTGGGACGCAGCACCACACGTTCACGGCTGCGCCTGTCGTCCTCAACATCGTCGACCTGGCGCCGCTGTCGGACGCGCACGCGACCACTCCTGGGATCTACTGGGCCGCATGTTTGACGTCGCCGAACGAGCGCTTCACGGGCGCATCACTGTACGAGAGCACGGATGGCGGCGAGACGTACGAGCTTGTGGACGTCGCGCGCCAGTCGGCGACGGCGGGCTACGCGCTGACGCAGCTCTCCACCGGAACTGTCGGCGCGTGGGACGAGTCGTCCACTGTCGACATGGAGCTGTTCTACGGCGAGCTGTCGAGCGTGACAGAGCTTCAGTGCTTGAACGGCGCAAACCGCGCCGTCGTTGGCGAAGAAGTGATCGGGTTTCGCACCGCGACGCAGCTCGACGATTTCCAGTGGCGCCTGTCCGGGCTCCTGCGCGGACTTCGCGACACGGCCGGCGCGGTCGGTGGCCACGCGGTCGGCGACCGCTTCCTCTTGCTCACGGCGCCTGGCCTGCGGTTCCTGCCGCTCTCGACGTCGGCGATCGGCATGTCGCGGCGGTACAAGCTCGTGACGCCCGGCGGCCTGCTCGACGAGTTCCCGCACTACGACCACGCCCCGCTCGGCGGCTCCGTGTCGCCGTTCTCGCCCTATAACCTCGCTGGCACGCGCAACGGCTCGAACGACCTGGAGCTGACGTGGACGCGAGTCACGCGCGCCGTCGCCCGACTCCTCTCGCCGCAAGCAATCCCGTTGCTTGAGCCGCGTGAGGGATACGACGTCGAGCTGTGGACATCCGGCTTCGGCGCGCTCAAGCGAACGAAGATGGTTCTTGACTCGACGACCGCGACGTACACGGCTGGGGAGCAGACGAGCGACGGTATCACGCCGGGCGACCCCGTGAGTGTGAGGGTGTTCCAGCATTCGGACTTCTTGCGCCGCGGACGAGCGGCGACTGTGACGGTGTAACGTGGCGATGACGACCCAGCTCGTGCTGACCGAACTCGTGGCAGGTCAGGCCAGCGCCGAGGTGACCGTGAACGAAGCGCTGCGCGCGCTCGACGCCGTAGTGCAGCTCTCGGTGAAGGACAGGGACCTCACGGCTCCTCCTGGCTCGCCGGCTGAGGGTGATCGCTACGTCGTGGCGGCGAGCGGGACCGGAGCATGGTCAGGACACGACGGTCAGCTCGCCGTCTACCTCGGTGGAGCGTGGAAGTTCTGGACGTTGCGCGAGGGCTGGACGCTCTGGATCGACGACGAGAACGTCTTCAAGGCATGGAACGGCTCGGCGTTCGTCGATGTCGCGGCCGGTGGTGGCATCTCCGACGGCGACAAGGGCGACGTCACAGTCAGCGGCGGCGGCGCGACGTGGACGATCGACGCCGGCGTCGTGACGCTCGCCAAGATGGCGGATCTCGCGCAGGACGCCTTCATCGTGCGCACGACGGCGAGCACGGGCGTCCCGGAGACGGCGACATGCACGGCCGCAGCGCGCACGATCCTCGACGACACGACGGTCGCGGCGATGGTGGACACGCTCGGCGGCGCGTCCTCGACCGGCACGGGCGGGCTCGTGCGCGCGAGCGGGCCGACGCTGACGAGCCCGGTCGTGGTCACGGACATCACCGTGCCGAACACCGGGCTGCATGTGCTCGACACGAACGCAAGTCACGATCTCGTGATCCGACCCGGCTCCGACCTGACGGCGGACCGCACGTTGCAGCTCACGACCGGCGATGCGAGCCGCGAGCTGACGATCAACGCCGACACGACGCTGGGGGGAGGGGCGCATTCGGGCACGAACACGGGCGACCAGACGATCACACTGACTGGCGACGTCACCGGCTCGGGCACCGGCTCGTTCGCGGCGTCGATCGCGGCCGGAGTGATCGTGGACGCCAATGTGAATGCCGGCGCGGCGATCGCGCACTCGAAGTTATCGAACGTGCCGCTGCTCGTGCCATTCGTGGCGCGCGGCGACGCGCAGGTCACGTGGACGGACATGCCGGCTGCCGAGGCGTTTTTGTTCGGGTCGACCAGAGCCGTCGTCAAGGTCGACCTGACGGGATTCGCCGAATGTAGGCTCGTGCTGAACAAACTCGGGACGGTCGGGGCGTCGGGATCGAAACTGTCGCTCAAGTACGCGACGACCGGACCGACGACGCTCGGTAACTATGCTGCCATCGGAACGAGCGCAGTCGAAGTCGCTGTCGACGTGACCGATGTCAACGTGTCATCGTGGATCGCGCTCGTGTCCGGGGCGAAAGCCGACGTGTTCCTTGCGATCACGGGGCAAGGCGGAGACGGCGTGATCGACGCGCAGTTCGGTTCGATCGTGGCGCAGTTTCGATGAGGTGCCCGGCACCGTCAGCACAATGCGGTGCGCTCGATGCGAAGAACGATGGCGTCATCGCGCCAGTACTTTGCAGCGCCTCGTGTTGCCGTCCCCGTACACCACCGTCACGCGGTCGCAGGGATGATTCGGAGTATTCTCGGCGGGCCATTTCGGCGGTACGCCGCCCGCGCACAGCACGAGGAACCGGCTCATTCGGCGCAGTCATGGGTTCTTCGCGCGCTCGGACGGGGTGTGCTTCATCTCGTCCCACGCTACCAGCGCCATCTCGGCCTTGAGCACGTCGTCCTCGCTCGCGCGCCAGAACGCGCCACAGCATGGGCACCACAGGTTCGCGGCGTTGCGATCGGCCTCCCACTGCGCGACATCTTTCCGGTGACACTCGCGGATCGGCGTGCCGCAGTGGTGACCAGCCGGGCACGGCGGGCAATCGACGTGCGGCGGGCGTTGATCGTTCGTGGTTACTTCCACGGCCAGCACCCCAGCCACGCCGTCAGAAGGCACGCGGCGAAGATCAGCCACAGCGCCTCGGTCGCGAGCATCGTGACGGTCAGCTTCGTGTCGTACTTCATCGCATCACTACTCCTCACCGTTACTGCGCTCAGGTTCAACGGAGCCTGTCAACTCGCTTTCCACAGTCTG